TTTCGGGTAACTATCTTAATGCGGAAAATGCCAAAGAAGGCGACATCGGAACTATCTTAACGGAAGGCGAGATGAAAGAGAAAGAAAGCCAGGCGGGCAAGAAATACACGCAATTAGACATAGAAGTCGAAGTTAACGGCAAAAAACTTATACACTCTCCCTCGTTTGCAGAAGGAAAGAAATTAGTCAAAGCGTGGGGTAAGGAAACTAAGGAGTGGATAGGTAAAACGTTTAACGTCCATATAATTAGACTTCAAGGCGATAAGCTCAAAGCTGAGATAGATCCAATAGTAGAACAGAAAGTTTAATCGAATTTCTTTAATAAATCTTCGATAGCTTTTTTCTGCTTAATCAACTCTTCTTTTTTTATTATTGTTTTTATTGGATTTATTAATTCCAATTCTGTATCTGATATTTTTTTAATTTCCATTATGAAGCAGCGGTGATTATTCCATTTACTATCGTAAAATTTGTATAAGCTCCTGTTCCTGTGAAGCCGTCCCCAGCATTTAAGGAAGCCCCTGTAATTGTGCCTGTTGTTGTTAGATTTTCATTACCAAAATTAAACGTTCCTGTTGTAGAAGTAATACTGCCTGTATTAACATTAAATATCATAGAATTAAAACCTATTCCTACATCTTGGAAGCCAAAAATACTCCCTATATTTTGAAGCACAACTGCTCCCGCTCCTTTTGATCTTATTTGAATACCTATATTACTATCAGTTCCTTCTGCTTCTATTTTTGTGACAAAAAGAGAGGGATTAGATATTTTAAGAGATGAAGCAGCAGTTCCGAACGTTCCTATTAATCCCTTTATATTTCCCGATGAAAAAATATTATTAGAAGCATTAAAAGTTTTAGCGTTTATCGTTCCGTCCCAATATATCGTATCTTTGCCTTCGCCTGTCCAACCGCCCATTTTAAATTATAATAATCATAACTATTTAACCTTTGCCTTTCGACAAAGGTAGAACTAAAATATGGGAAAAGAGATTATTGTTGAGTGTTCTTAATTAAGAACGCTGCTTGTGGATCTGTTAGCTGAGTGACACCCATTTCCGCACTTCTTACGACAACAGATTTAAGAGGATCTTCCTTAGTAATTGTTTGTAACGGAACTAATTGTTTCCAAGTTCCCACTCTCTTCGGAACTACTACAAGAGCATAAGAAGCACTTACAGAGTTCGAAACGATTAATGTAATTCCAGCTAATTTTCCAACGTTTCCGTTATTAGCTACGTCTTGCCCTATGCTTGGGAATTGTGCCCCTTTCTCTGCCAAATAATCCATAATACTTCTATGATCTTTTGGCGAGATGAAAGCCATTAAATTATTTGTTGGGTAATTTTTTTCTGCGATCTTTTGTTTAGCTTGAAGTAAGTCGTCTATGATAGCGGCACTTGCTCCGTTCCACCAATTATTAGCAGCAATAGCGAAGCTTTGTATTTGATTACTATCCCCAGCAGTTCCGACGTTCTGAGTAAGCTGCACCCATATCTCATCATCAACCGCCTTAGTAACACCTTCCGCAATTCTTAATAATGTTCTATTTCTTACATCGATTTCATTACTGATTATATCTTCCCAAGGTATGTTTTCCTCTAATCCATATTTTTCTATAACCTTGCTTACTCTTTCCCACTCTACGCTTGCCTGTGGAAAGTTCGCCCCTCTTGGTATTCCCTTAACAGCGTTTCCTGACGCTCCACTTAAAGCGTCAGACTTTTCTCTAAAAAAGAAATTAGTCCAAGCTCCCGTAGTGGAAATATTAACTGCTTGCTTGAATTTATAAGAAGCCAAAGCGAAGCCTTTTACTATCTTATCGAAAAGCTGTGCCCTCAAATTTGTAGTTCCTATTTCTTGATCGAAAGCCATTTTATATTTTAATCCTTATATTTACTCTTTCTGCGTCAGTAGCCGTTTCCATAGCATAGCCAACAATTAAAGCCCCAGCTGCCGTTATAGCTTTACTTGCCGCTAACGCTGACAATACATAATTATCATTAATAAAGACAACGGGCTCGCCAAGAATTAAAGCTCCACTTGCTACCATATCAAATATTCCGTCAGTCCATACGCTTATAGATGTAGATCCGTCGGCTGCTGTTTTGTCCATACTTGCAATTCCAGCGGCGGGTAATCCTGTCGTGCTCTCAGCATAAGAGGCAGTTCTCGGATCAACCAAGCTTAATAAATCTCCCTTAGAAATAGCATTAGCGTCTGCGATAGTAAATCTTCGTGGGTTTCCTGTGCTGTTTGTAAGCTCTACCTTAGTAATTGTTTGCTTTGCCATCTTTTTTGTATATATAATATATACTCGAATTATTTAAACCTTTCGTTTATACGTCTTTCTCATTTCCTTAACGAAAAGATTATTTTTATTAGTAATTTCTAAGTCAGCCATATACCAACCATATTTTACGAAAGCCCAACCTGTTAAATAACAAAGAAGTCCATAAGCTAAAAGCATAATAATAGGGAGAATTTTGTTTCCTGTGGCTGCCTCTCCTATTCCAACAACAGCCACGACTACTTTAATATAACTTGTAATTCCATAACCGAGATCAAAATATCTCTTATGCAATAAGAGCCTTTTCTTTATAACATCTCTTGCTCGTATCCTATCTCTTCCCATTTTTGTCTTACATCTTTTTTAATTCCTATTGGATATATAGCAACTCCCCCCATCGGGATAAATCTCTTTGTCTTGGGTAGCTTATAAGAAGGAACTTTCTCTACTCCCTTCCCCAGCATTTTCCTTAAAGCTGCGTCCTTAGTCTTTCCGAGAACGTCCTTAGTTCCGTCCTCTCTTATATCAAGCATAGCTAAAACGTCGGGCAGACTTTCCTCGGGAAATACATATTCCCATAATTGCACAGGGCGGAGAGCTCCTTGAACAGGCATAATTTCATCTTTCTTATTTTTAAGATTTTTCCGTTTCCACGAAAACATCTGACTTTCCATAAATTTCAAAAATAATTCTACTTGTTGTTTTATCCCTCGTGTTAAAAAATACAAGTGCATTTTACACCTTCGAAGGATAACACTTTTTAATTCTATCCTCATATTGTCCGATAGCCTTTTCTACCAGCTCGGGATCTATAAAGCCGACTGCTATGCTTGCCACAACCTTAGAGGTTATATAAACTCCCGCCATAGTTCCCATTAAAAAAACGATAATTAAGGCTAATACAATTATAACAATTATCTTTTTTTCCATATTAGTTATACATATTTATAGTATCTTCTACTTCTTTGTCGATTTTTTCAGTATTCTCTTGATCCTCTGTTTTGTTTTCTGTTCCCGCTTCCGTCTTCCCCGCGAGTAACATCTGAGCAGCTACTTTCTCTTGTCTTACAACAAGTTCCTCTGTTTTTTTATTTGCCTCTTCTATACGTTTAGCTAAGGCTTCCGCCTTATCGACTATGGAAGCAGGCTGCTCCTCAGCAGCCGCTTCTGTTTTCTCTCCCTCTTCGGGAGCTTTCTCCTCAGCTTCGGGAGTTGTATCTTCGCCTTCCATTTTTAATTTCTCCATTTATTTAATTTTTAACTGCGGAGCTGTCCAACCAGCTAAGCCAGCTATGGCAGCTAAAACCGCAGAAAATATAAATCCATTATATCCCATATATAACGCAAAACACTCTAAGACAACAAGAGCAATTATAGCAACAATTATAATATTAGATTTCACTCTTCCTCTACCCCCTCAGTTCCGAGATCTTGCAAAGTCGCCCAAATATCGGCGTCGCTTGCTCCGACTTTTTGAGCTTCTATTGTTAAAAGTTTAGCTTGAAATAAGATCTGTCTTGTGCTTAAAACCTCTGTTTCGATTACATTAACTTCGTCAGAGCTAAATCTTAACTCCGCGGAAACATTTATTAATAATTTTAATCTACTTTCTAATCTTTGAACATCAAGTTCGAATTGCTCTATATTCTGTCTTGCGACTTTCGGATCTAATGTCCCTCTCGAAGACCAAGTTTCCCACTTAGTAGCTAAGCTTCTATATTTTTTTAAATCTTTTCTTAGTGACTGAATATTCGAAATAGGTTTTTCAATAGGTCCAGCCTGTTTAAATATAAATTCAGCTGCGGGCACAGCTTCGAGTTTAGCCCCGAATTTCTCGCTTGCGGTTAAACCTTCATCGAATACCTGTCTTTCTATATCCGTTAAAGCCTGAGTTCTCAAAATCTCGGGCTGCACACCAAAATCATTTAAAAATTGTTTTTTTTGTTCCCCTGTTAAACTTGAAATTAAATCCTTATCTATTATTTCTTGCCAATTTTTTCTATTTTCTAATTCTTTAATATTTTCATTTACTGAAAATAAACCGCCGACTACGGGCTGTTTTCCCAAAAATCCCTCAGGATCTCTCGGATCTAATTCTCTCCTTTGAGGTCTTTCCTCTTGAACAATTTTTTCTTTCTCTTCCTCAATTCCCACATTAACCTCGGCGAGTTGTTGGGGAGATAAGAGTTCGGGGTGAGTAGATCCTCTTTGCCTTAAATTTTCAAGAGCCGCCCTTTTTGCCTTATCCGAAGGAATACCCCCTCTTAAACTTGGCGAGGGAATACCAGCGAGATTTTTTGCTAATTCAAAATCATTTTTATCTGTGAAGGTTTCGCCGCCGAATTTAAAAACTTGTCCTGTCGGAGCGGGCTCTTCGAAAGTATCGGGAGTTCTCGGCGGTCTAAAAGTATCCTCGGTTTTTACAGAAACGCCCCCCCCTTC